GTTCTCGAGCAACTGTGTTTTGTGGACGACGTAGTAGATATAAGGTCCATGTCTCTTATGAAACATCCTAAGTATCGTCTGCGGTTGCAACAAGCCTTTGAAGTCTCGGAGCGAGTGTTAACCAGCAATAGTGCCAAAGGGAAATCCAATCAGGCTGGTATCAAGATTGAATCAGCGAAGCCGGGCAAGACTGCACGCCTTTATGTTTCCCTTGGAATTAGTGCGATGTACGCAAATCACCTAGCCCCAATGATTAAAATGACTCAAAGTAGGACGCGGGTTCTTTATAAGTCCAGCGACCGACAATCTGCCCTTGCAGTCGGAGTCATGTATAACTGCACGAAACCCGACGAGTGCACATGGGCTGAGATGGACGAACTCATTCTTATGGTAGAGACTGCGCCGCGAACCATTGGGTTTATCATATTCTCTGATGACACGTTCCTGATTGCCAATATAGATGGGTGTGTCACTTACATCAACTTGGACATTAGTGGGTGTGATGCTTCATGTGGACCCGGGATATTTGCTTACCTACTCGCTGGCTATATGAATTGTTCCCCAGAGGCTGATGAACAGATAAGTAACATCATAGCGCATATGGCACTACCGTTGACACTTGTTAACCCAGACAACCCACTAGAGTATATAAAAGCGTACCCCCAGACTGTTAGTCTGCCATCTGGCAGCACTTTCACCACGGTAACGGATTCTTTAGTCTCTGAGTGTGGGGCCTTAGTGGCATGCCATTTGTTCGCAGAAACCCCGGGCTCAGTGCATGATCTCTTACAGTGTTGTGACCAAGGAATGCACCTAATTGGGCATGTCTGGGAAGCTGACCTGTGTCCTACATTGGCACATGGGCAGTTTTTGAAATGCTCCTTACTTGGCACAACCAATGGTAAGCGCGTTTGGGCGCTTAACTATGGCGCGATATTCCGAAACCTTGGCTCAGTCATTGGCGATCTGGATGCAAAGATGTTGGGTGTACAATCCACCGACTTTAAAAAGATGAGCCACGAGGAGAGATGGGAGAAGTATATGAGGTCAGTAGTTGCAGGTTATTGCAACGAACCATCGAGTGACCTCATTGACGCCCTTCGACAACGATTCCCGAGGGAAAAGATCCAGTCACCTTTGGAGCACCCGTATGAACGACCATACGCGAGTATCGATCGCTCACATATGCGTGTTGACCCATCGTGCATTGCAGATCGTTACTCTACAAGTGTGCCCGAGATACAAGAATTGTCAATGTTGGTACAACGAATATCATTCGGCACGCGGTTGCTCCACCCTTTGTTTGGGAAATTCTATGTAAAGGATTATGGCATGAAAGATGGG